GAAGTTCGAGACGGCTACGTGGATGAGATTGCTCCAGTCATTAGAGAGACGATGCAAGACATGGCGTACATCGAGAAGGTATTTGGGGCTCAGATAACCGTGCCGATTCTGGCGGAGATCGAGGTAGGACAACACTGGGGTGAGACTGCACCGTGGGCACCAGCGCAATAGCTCGCTAGGGTCATAAAAGACCGGCTTACATAATTCGCTATCCCTGACCGGATGGTCGAATCTACGACACAACAGGCGCCCAGAGTGATACAATACATACTATGAAAAGGAGGGACCATTGAGAAAGTACAAGAGAAAGGCAGCAGGCAAGGTGTTCCTATTCACCTTCGCTGCGCTGGTCAATCTTCACTACCAGCTGCAGTTCAACCACTTGGAGTGGGGCGAGGATGTACTGACACCGAAGGAGAAGGAGCTGGTCGAGCGGTTGAGGACCCGCTTGAGCAAAGAGGCTGAGTTGTGCCGACAGATGGGACAAAGACTATGCAGGTGAGCAACGCGAAGCTCAAGACCTACAGGAGATGTCCCAAGCAATACGAGTTCAAGTACGTAATGGGACTCGTGCCCAAGCAGCGTCAACTGCAATTAGAGCGAGGAGGCTGGTTGCATGAGCTCCTTATGGTCCACAACGATGGTGAGGACTGGAAGCAACGTCATCGGGAACTCACGAAGCAATTTGAGAATTTATGGGAGGAAGAGCGCGAGGAGTTGGGTAACCTGCCGGGCGAATGTGCCCGCATCATGGCAGCCTATCTCAGAACCTACAAGTCAGACGAGCAGAGGTATAGGGTCATCGACTCCGAACTCAACGAGATAGTGACCCTACCCAATGGACTAGACCTGAACGTCGTCGTGGATGTAATACTAGAGGACACAGGGGGAGGGATTTGGTTGCGGGACTATAAAACTCGCGCCAATTTTACTAGGACTGAGAACATGATGCTCGATCCACAACTCACACTGTATTTCTGGGCGATGGAGCACATGGGTTACAAGCCGATTAGAGGAGCAGAGTATGACGAGATCCGTACCAAAGCACCCACCCGACCTGCTCTACTCAAGTCTGGAGGTTTGTCGAAGGCTAAGTCGATTGATACTGACGTTTATACGTACATGGTGGAGATCAAGCGATACGGACTTGACCCGAACGACTACGCCGACATACTCCAGCATATCGCCACGAATCAGAGGGATAGGTTCTTTCGTAGGACGCCGATCCCCAAAGACCCCCCGGTCGTCAAGACGACGATGAGAGAGGCTGTTCAAACCGCACAGGAGATACAGCTCGCCGAGCGCAAGCAGCGGTTCCCGAGGACATTTGACAATAGCTGCACTTGGGGTTGCTCCTATAGAGATCTTTGCATCGCTCAACTGTACGGCGGGGACATAGAGCCAATGATTAGGTTGCAGTTTGAGAAAGGAGGCGAAGATGGACGTCATCGGCGACTGCGTTGAACTAGGTACCACGACTAGACCCCGGATAAGGGTAAAGGGTAGGGCAGTAAATGCGGGCAGAGTAATCATGGGAGTAATCGACGATCCCGCCGTGTGGGTACTTCACCGATGTAACAACCCCCCTGTGCGTCAATCCCGATCACCTATATCTAGGTACTCCTTACGACAACACCATGGACAAGTTGGAAGCAGGGAGAGGGTGCAAACTGAACCCTAAGCAAGTCAAGATGATTAGGCAACTCAAGAAGCGAGGTCACCGACAAGAAGCCATAGCAGGTCGCTTTGGGATCAGCGGAGGTCAAGTGAGTCACATCATCAATGGAAAGAGCTGGAATGACAACCGCTTCAAGTAAGACATCCAAGATTCAGGAGGTACAGGATAGGATCATCACAGTGGACAAGGTAGATCCGTATACTAGAGTCCTCATTCAAGCTCCGAACAAACAAGGTAAAACAAGATTCGGCGCTTCGCTACCGGGGACACTGGTCGTAGACATCAACGAGCGTGGGACAAAATCCATACGGGGCTTCGAGGACGTTGATGTCTTTCACGCCAAGAACTGGGCAGATGTCGTGTACGCATATTGGTTCCTTCGCGCCTCGTGTGAGGGCAAGACCAAGAAGCGCTACAAGTGCTACAGCATAGACACGATCACTCAGGCTCAACACGTCTGCATGGCGCATGTGCTCAAGGAGGCTGAGGACAGGGATCCCTATCGTGACCCGAAGACGCCAACGATGAGGGATTGGTTGCGAGTCGCGGAGCTAATGAAGCCCCAGATCTTGTTCTTCAGGAATCTTCCAATGCATGGAGTGTTCCTGGCGCAGGAGCGCAGTATCGACAATGAAGAGGGCGAGAACGAGCGTGTACCCGATCTATCGCCGGGATCTCGAGGGACTTTGATGGCAGCGACCGACGTGATAGGTCGTTTATTCCAAAAGGAGGTACGAGCAGTAAACAAGAGCTCAGGTAAAGAGATAAAGAAGTGGCAGACATTCATGTTGGTAGGTCCCCACGAGAGGTACCCAACGGGGACACGCCTCGACCTACCGAGGGTTCTCAGAGACCCGACAATGGAAGATTTCATCAACGCGGATAGAAGGGACAATCATGGCTAACAAGACAGTCGTTGACTTCAGCGGCGTCGACTCAACCGGCGGGCGCACACGTATCCCAGAGGACGATTACAGGGTGCGCGTGAAGTCAGTGAGACACGAGACCTCGAACAACGGTAATCCCATGCTGTTGTGGGAGTTCGAGATCACAACAGGCAAGTTCAAGGGTAAGGTGCTGCGCGACCGCACCATGCTGATGGAGAACAGCCTGTGGAGGCTCAAGCAGCTACTTGAGGCAATGGGCATCTCGGTGCCCAGCAAGCGCGTCGCCCTTGACCTCGCGCGCTACCCGGGCATGGAGCTCGGCGTGACCGCGGTGGACGACGAGTACGAGGGGCGCATCTCCTCGAAGGTCAGTGACTACATCAACATCGCCGTACTCGACGAGGACGAGGGCGATGAAGATGAGGAGGAAGTAGAGGAACAGCCTGCGTCTTCTAAGAAGGGCAAGAAGGGCAAGAAGGCGAAGCGACAGGCGGTCGCGGAGGATGAGGAAGAGATTGAGGATCTGGACCTCGACTCTATCTGATGAACGAGGCGGAACTCACGAGGGAATGCGTCCGGCGGCTGAACAAGCTGCCGGGCGTATTCTGCGCTAAGGTGCACGGGTCACAGTACCAGCGCAAGGGGCTCCCAGACATCGTGGGCTGCGCGCAGGGCAAGTTCTTCGGAATCGAGATGAAGGTACCTGGGCGGGCGGCAAGGACGTCACCCTCCCAGGACCTCGTCCTTCGCAAGATCCGCAAGGCGGGTGGCAGGGCAGGTGTGGCAACAAGCTTTCGTGAGTGCATGGAGGTAATAAATGGCAAGAGCAACTGAGAGGCGACTGCGCAAGGCGCGACGCACGAGGACCGCAGTCGCTGAAATATACGTCGCCCTGTCAGATGAACGCATCGGTGCGCGCGAGATCCTAGAAGCTCCCCCAGACGCCCTGGGACGTATCCGCGTATACGACGTGTTGCGTCGACTCCCCCACCTGAACCGCGACGGGGCGGAGACAGTGCTGATAAAGTCTAAGGTGTGGCCCCTTACCCCCATGTCAGAACTGACAGACGCGGAGCGGAGGCGGGTGCTTCTCGCGCTGCCGCCCCGCGTCAAACGCTAGTTACCCAGCCAGCTACGGCTTCGGGGCGAACAGCGTCAGACCAGCAGGGCTCTGGCCTGGCGCACCGCCAGCCCACGCGGACTCGTTAGGGCGCTGCCACGTATAGAAGGTGCGGCCATCAATCAGCTTGACGAACACGTGGAAGATGTCGTTGTCCGAACGAGAGCAGTCGATGCCGACGATCTCGGCCGGTGCATCGGCGAACATGGCTAGGCCAGCTGGCCCCTTGCCGGGTTGACCGCCAGCCCAGGATGACTCGTTGGGGCGCTGCCACGTGTAGCGGACCTTGTCGGCGTTCGCCACGAACACATGCAGGTTCCCAACGGCGGTGGTGCCACTCGCGACCATAGTATTGCCCTCCTTAGTTTCCGGTTCAGGTGCAGGAGCAGGGGTGCCTGACTTCGCCATGTCGAGCACCCTGTCCATGGGGAAGCCCGAGCCACAGTCGTGGTGTCCGCCGCCCCTGGCTCCGAGATCAACATGTTGGCAGACGCCCCTGCCTCCACCCTGAGCCTGCGAGGCGTTCAGGCGAGTGATCGGTATGCCGTAGTGCGAGGCCTCCTCGGCGATCCACTTGGCGCAGTTGTCGAGCATGTTCGGGTGATTGTTCCACTCGCCCGTAGACCACGACGCGAACGCGCACAGCTCGATGCTGACTGCCTGGGGGTTGAACTCGGCCTGTGTCCACGCCTTGTTCGGGCGGGAGACATACTCGCCGACTGTATTGACCTTGTCGTCGGCGCCTACATGCGAGCTTGCCCCGACGTTGCCCTGGAAGTAGGAGCCAAGGCTCTCGATGGTGCGCGCGCCCTCGGCGGTATGCAGGACGATCAGCTTGACACTGACGCCGCCTCGGCTGGAGTAGTTTGGAGAAGGTATCCATACTCGGTTGAGCATCAGTCCTCCACGAAGCGACGACCGAGATGCGCCTCTGCCTCGATGCGGCGAGGGTCGTTCTCTTCCAGAAAGCGACCATCCTCGTCGTCGTCGAGTGGGCCTGTGTGAGCATCAAATGGTTCCCGCTTGGGTTCAGGGTTGGGCTTGACTGTAGCCTTGATGACTATCTCAGGTTCAGGCATATCACTCCTTACTTGCCGTTCTTCAATACTAACGCTACAACCATCACGCATATAGCGCCAGCGGCTGCGATGGTTGCCAACAGCTCGGTGTCGAGACTTTTGTTGCGGACGAGCACCACGACACTTGCAGCGAGCATCATGGCCCCAACCATGAGCAGTGCAACGCGGAGTATCAGCACCTATGCTCCAAGAGAGCGTAGATAGTTCATGAACGACTTCCCTGCCGGCGAGTCGGCGTGTGTAGCTGACCCAGTCTGCCCTGTGGCCTGGGCTAGAGTTTGCAGCGATGAGGTCGCCTTAGGCTCCGCCCACCCTATCTCGATGCCCGTACCACTCGGCGCGTAGTACGCGACGGCCTGACCCTTGGGGATGGTCTGACCCTTATGGGGTATGTTCGTGATCTGCTCAGCGACGTACCACAGCTTGCCTGCGTTGGGGCCGTCGAGGATCTGCATCTCGACATAGGGCTGACCGCTATACCAGTTCGGGATGATGCCCACGACCTTACTGGTGTTCGGCGCGAGAATCGGGGTGCCCGGTCGGGCGTTCGCGTCCACGCCCATGTCAGTACGTCCGAGGGTGAAGTGACGGAGCGGGTTGACATCGCCCTTGGTACCAAACCCCACGCCGGCTCCCACCACGCGAGGAGCCTGTGATCCTGCCTGAGTCTGTTGAGTGGGCTGTTGCTGAGACTGCCAGAGATTGCTGAGTGCCTGCCACCCCTGTTGGATGGGGTTGGCCTGCCCAGCCTGACCCACCATCGGCCCCCCACCCATGAGACTCTCTCGGGCTGACTCGATGCCCGACACAGCGGCGAGAGCGTTGGGGACAGTTGGCTGAGTCGCTGACACAGCGCCCGCCTTGATCGGGCTCACACCTTGCAGGGACACAGGGATGCCCGCGGTGCTGCCCCCGCCGTAGTTCTTCGCGGCGGCGAGTACATTGGCGGCGTAGCCCATGCCCGCACCGGGGTTCCCTGGCCCGGCGTTGTACTTCGCCAACGCGAGCTTGGGGTTCTGCGTGTACCCCAGAGCTTGCATGTACTGGGCTTGCCCCATGATCTGAGACTGTACGTCGGAGGGGCTCGTGCCGAAATGAACGCCGTAGGAGGCGGCAGTACTGGGTATGAACTGACTGATGCCCTTCGCACCTGCGGAGGAGGCAGCGGCGGGGTTGAATCCGCTCTCGATATAGTCCTGCCCCTTCAGGACGTTCTCGGGGATACCGTATCTCGAGGAGGCCGCGCGGTAGTACTGCTCGTATTGTGCGGGACTGCCGGCCATTACGGAATGATCCCCTGCGCCTTCTGCTTAGCGATGTCTCGGTAGTATGTGCCCTGCGCCCTCTGAATGTCCTTGAGAACACTGAGCTGACGGTTCTGCAAATTATAGGTCTTCGGGTCCACACCTAGCATGGACAGCGCGACATTGACCGGCGACTCAGCCTGGGGCTGTGTGCCGGGTGCCAGAGGCATAGGTCGCTCGGCGAGGAAGGGGATGGACTCGGGATAGAGCGGACGACCGCCTACAGCCCAGTTCTCGGCGATGCGGACCTCGGGGAACTCTCGCGTCAGCGCGCCGACGAAGCGAGCGACACTGGTGAGCGGACTTGCCGCGGCGACGTTGCCGTATACTTGTCCCGTGTGGACGTTGACGTACTGTCCATTGACCTCGATGACCCCCGAGGTAATAGGGTCTATGTTCTCGGGTGCGCCAGTGAGGGGGTTGAGACCCCACGCTGCCAGACCTGCCTGGACCATCGGCGACAGTTGCCCGAGTCGGATGAGGCCCTGAATACCTCCCGCTGGGTTGACGACATCGCCCAGGGGGTTGAGACCCAACATGCTCAGATAGCGGACGGCCTGCATGTTGTGAGTGTCGAATATAAGGGCTCCCCTCAACCACTCGGGGATCATGCCAAGTTGGTCCTGACTCT